TGGCTGGCGGTTGAGGCTTGTTAGAGAGGGCCCGGTGCTGGCCCAAAGAAATGGCCCTAGCTGATCGCTAAGGCCAAGACGCAGGAGCTGAATGTGGCGATGGTGAGAAGGCCCAGGATCTGAGACTGCTGCCGCAGGGCCCAGGCCTTAAATAGAGGATCATCCATACATATCCTCGAGAACCGGAAACAGTGCGGCCTTGGTATCAGCAACGGTGGGGAATCCTGCCATTACTGTTTGGCCGTTGATCACGTACCAGTACGTGGTGTCGGTATCACTGAGGATCTGGGCCACCACTTGATTGTCGTGGAAGATCTGTTCGTGATACATCCCCGAGAAGTGGGGAATCCGGTTGGTGGTGTACATGGTGCGATCACCGGGTGTGGGTTTGTGGGGTCGGTGTGCCCGAATACGTGTAGGGATTGGCCGAGAGTTCGCCCAACCCCAGGATCACCAGTGCACAGGTGAGGCCAGTGGCCACAAAGATGCTGACGATCCCGTCCATTTTCACTTGGTCCATGGGTTTAGTGGGATTGATTAAGCAATAAAAGCAACCTTGGCGGCCTTGGCTCCGTGGGCGTTGATCACCACGTGGCGGCGATCCCCATCACACAGGGTGCATAGGGCACAGGTTGTCTTCTGACCTGCTTCGATGCTGGCCTGACAATGCACAGTGCCTGCAGGCGCTTCGATATGGGCTGGCTTGACTAGGAAGGTTTTCCACCCATGGGCGGAAGCATCCAAGTAATCAGCGAACCCATCACAGGAGGCCTGAGCGATGCCCTTCAGATGCTGCGCCCAAGGCTGCCGCCACTGATGGGTGTAGGCAGTGTGCTTAGCGCAGTGCTGAAGGATGTTGGCCCAGATTTCAGCCGGCACCATTGCCGGATCACCGGCAGAGCCGAACCGAACCGTGGCCCCATCAAACAGGTCCCAGCTGTAACCGATGGGCAGGTAGCCGCCGCGCTGGTAGCAGTTCCACACTGATAGTGGGGCCTGATACCACCGCACGTAGCACGTGCCGTTGTTGTAGCCAGCGTGTGGGCAGTTACCGCACACGCTCCGTCCCCGTCCATCCTTAAAAGCATGGTGGGGTGGGCAGTCAGCTCGCAGGATCCACACCTGAAGCATCCGGCCCGTCTTGCTGTTGCCGCTGGCCTCAGTCAGGCCGGTGACAATGCAGACAATCGGGGCGCCATCGATAGGGCTGTTGCCCTGCCAAAGAACGCGCCCATTCCAGTTGATGCCGTTGGTCATTGCCTTGATTGGCGGTGCAAGCGGTGCGCTTGCGTGCCCTTAGTCTGGCCTCACTTGCCTTAGTGGCAGTGATAATGACACAATTTGTAACAGTCCAGCATTTCACGCAGCCGTTCTCTGGGACTTCGGCGAGGTGGCCACATATCCGCTGGCCACAGGACGATCATGTATTTAGGCCTTAAGGGCTGGCCCGCTTGTTGCCGGGCCTCGCAGCACCAGCGCCGCAATGATGCCCCCTCAGTTGCCTTAGCGCAAGCAGCAACGGATACATTCCGGATTGTCTTTAGGTTTGGATGATAGGAACTGTTCGGGCTGGTTCTTAATCCTCACCATCCTCATCAGTTTGTATCATTGACATTTCAGCACGCAGCTCAGGGTCAATAATCCACTCCTCCTCGATTGCCCAGATGTTTAATACATTCATGCGGGCTTCTTCGTCTTCGTCGCAGTTAACACCTTCGGGAACTTTATCAGCTAGGTATTGCAAACGTTGCCACGTTTCAGCGAGGGTTTTATGTATCAGCTGCTGCTGAATCTTGGTCTTCTGGGATTGTCTCATTGTTGGGCGACAGATGTTGAGAAGAATGTAGGCCAACACTGCGATCTCAGCGATGGGTACGTTTGTACCATGCCAAGGCGTGTCAGGCCTGCTGAATTGGCCCCCCTCCCAGCGCATTAGATACCGGATCTAATGAGAACCCAGGCAGAGCTTGCGATTCCAGCGGCCGCACCCATTCAGGAGCGATGGGGGGCCCGGTTTATTTCGATGGGTGGGGGGTATAGGGGGGCAGGGCTCGCGACGCATTTGGCGCTATCCCTTTGGAAATTTGTGGCAAAATACTCAGACCTTTTCAGAGGCCTCTCTGAGCGCCTTTAAGGCCCTTCTAATGCTATCGGCCAGGGTGGCATTCCCCTTAGCCTCCACAGCCCTTAGAGCCTCTTCTAGGGCCCCCTCACGAGGACTTTTCATTGTTCAATGCAAAACGGGCAGTCATCCTCATCTCATCGAAGAAATCACTCCCGCTCTCTGAGTACACACCCTCAGTCAACGGAGGCTCCTTCACTTCAGCCTGTTCAAAGGCACGAATGGCCTCATCAACAGCAACGGTGGTCTTGTAATCAATGACCTTGTCCTGCAACCAGATCAACAGCCCATAGACGAGGAAATCAAGGGGCTTCACCAGATAGGGCTGTAAGCCCTTGTAAGCGTCTTTAAACTCATTTAGGACCAACCTATCCAACATCAGCCTTAAACCCCCTTAGAGACGCTTCTAGGGGCCACTGATGAAGATCCTCCCCCTCCCACTGATCAGCAGTAGAAGAAGATCGACCTTCAATGGCTTGACGACATTCGTTGGCAAGTTGTTGAAGGTCAATGGCTTTGTATTGGGTATTTGCGTTGAAGCTCATCAGTATTTGACAACGACAACCGAACTGGTCTTGGCGTCAAAGCTGCGGTCTTTGGCTTGACGATCTGTGAGTCGACCAGAGAAGGTCTTACGGGTAGCGAGGGACGCTTTAGGGAAGAGGGCCATTGATACAACCGAAATAAGCTTGAAAGACAGTGGGCAGTGCCTTACGGAGTGTCTCTTTGCACTGAAGGGCGATGATCTGGTGTTCACGCTGGGTGCCATTACCAGATCGCAGATCGATGTAATGCAGCCAGGAACGGACACTGCCAGCCATGTAGAGGCGGGTTGGAGTGGCTAGGGGGAGTACATCCCGAGCACACTCCTTGGCAATCCCAGCAGACACCATCTCCCGGTAGATGTCTTCTGTCTCAGCAAAGAGGCGGGAGATACGACGGGTAAACCCCATCACCACAGCACTATCGAGATCATCGATGCTGTTCTGACGGTTCTTGGTGTCTTGACGGCGGAGCTGAGGGGCTCTAGCGAAGTCAAGGCTGGAGACATCGGCATACCGCTGAGAGAACTCTTGGAAGGAGAAGCTCCGATGGCGGAGGATCTGAGCAGCGATAGAACGGGTGGTGTTGATCTCCATCACCACATGAGCCATTTCAAAGGGAGACCAGTGCTGGTGGGTGATGAGGTAACGAATCAGTCTCTCACTATCAGGGTTATCCTGATTCTGAGGGTTAGAGACCCTGGCACAGTAAGCAATCAGCTCTTCTGCTTTAGGAGTGACTGAGATCAGAGAAACATCAGACATAGAGAGTGGGTATACGGCTATATATAATATGGAGGATGATATTCTGTCTTACAAAGTAAGCGGCTATATTCTCCCATATATAATATATTCTACTTATTAGTGCTGTCTTGTTTTGTGTGTGTTCTCTTCACCCTCCCCCCTATAGTCCCCCCTCCCATGAGGGGGACTGTGTTCTATGAGGGGGAGGAAAGGGCCCCGTCTTTCAGGGCCCTTATCACCGCAAAATCCACACTGAGGAGCACCACTTCCTCAGCGTAAGCGGACACCTAGGTGCTAACGAGAGGGAGAAACCCAGTCATAGACTGGTTTATTGCCACGTATTGCCTGTTTAAAGCTGAGGCCCAATACAAGGCAATCTGTGGCCTGTTGTGGTGCCTCTAGGAAGGCTTCCTGCATGGCGGTCCATTCCTCGTGTCTGCGTAGGGCCTGGGCCTGGTAGGCGGACTGAGCGAGGGCATCGATGAAGTACTGAACGCCTTGAGAGAGAGCGTCAATGCGGTCATCGTGCTTGACGGCTCCCTTCTCCCGGCACATGCGGGACATCTGGTACATGAGCATGTACTCCAGACGCTTTTCAGGGGGAGCGTCTTCGTTGGACTTGTAGTCGTACTCAAAGACCTTGGGGTCAATGATGAGCTTGTGTTGGTTCATCACCGGCTCCAGGGTGTCGATGATGCGCTCTTCCTTGCGGACGGTGGCTCTGACTTCTTCGATGTCGAGGAGAGCCTGGGCTTGAATGGCGTGTCGCTTGAGGAGCTCGGCGACCATGCCATCACCGAAGTTGGATTCGACTAGGAGTTTGGTTGCGTTGTAACGCTTAGCAAGACGAACAATGTCAGAAAGAGTATCGTCAGAGTACCCATCTTTATAGGCTTTTAGGGAACGGAGGAAAATGTATCCATTAGCTTGGCTAACGACACAGGCCACAGTTTCATCACTGCCTCGTCCTGACGGGTCAATCGATACAATCGTTTCATCGTAAGGAACGATTCCCTCGTCAATGAACATGGGTCCATAGAAGCGATCTCCAGGTAGGCCCACAGCAGACAGTTCTTTAAGGCAATAGCGTGGATCAGAGGACCAAGCATATCGTTCAGCGCATTCAGGACCGAGAGGAGTAACGATCAGATCAGCGAACTTCAGAGGGAACTTCTCAGCGTCCGTCATGCTGGTATCAAGCATGAACTGGAGCATGAAGTTGGAGCGCCCCATGGCGGCTTCCCGCTCTAGGAGATCGGAGTCGGTGAAGCGATCATCGGTTGGCTCCCAGGGTTGGGCACCAGCTTCGATATCTTCCAGCAGCTGAGGCGCTAGAAGGCCTTCATAGCGGCCATGGTCCCTGGGATACCTAGCGGGCCAAACAAAGGGCTTGTAGGACCTCTCAGCAAGCTTTCTGTAGACGGTGAAGGTGGACTGTGGAGTCCCCAGGAACATGATCCGACTGGTCTCATCAGGGGTCAGGATCGACTCGGCTTCTGTGACCAGCTGCAGCAGCTTCTCGCGCTGCATGTCAGTGGCTGAGTTGAGGGGGACCTCCACGTCATCAAAAATCATCAAATGGGCACGGGAACCAGTCATCTGACCGGTGATGCCCACACTTTTCACAGAGGGTGCCTGGTGGGGCTTTGCCGGCCCTACGTCGAAGGAGATCCGCGACCACCTCTGGTCGTCTGATTTCGGCCCCAGATGGGAGAGCCAAGAAATATCGAGAATGAGCTTCTGACAGAAGATCGAGAAGTTGTCGGCTCGTTCCTTCGAGGCCGAGATCACCATCACCTTCCGATCCGGGTCGTTGTAGAGAGTCCATAGGACAAAGGCAGCGGTAATCCAGCTTTTGCCAACACCACGAAAGGCGGATATCTGCAGACGCTTCGGCCCGTGCTGTAAGTAGTCCGCAATGGACAGCTGAGCCCTTGTTGGTTTGGGGAGACCAAGCTCCCGCCAGATCAATGTCAGGAAGACCTTGAAGTCTTCTCTGATGCGGCGATCAAGTTCTTGAACATTCATGCGAACGGTACCTTGGCTCCAGTCGGGAGGATCCGCTCCCAGATCGGGGAAGGTCGGAAGGTGGGACTGCCTGTTGGTTGTGTCATTCCAGGATTCCAACCAGGAGATGGCAGCGGGGTGTAAGGCCCCTGAGGCCCCATGGGCATGGCTTCACTTTTGAAGAATGGAATCTGGAAGAGGTTCTTTTTTTCCGGTACAGGCGGTGGGGGAGTAGGAGGGGTCGAGAAGAGCTTGTAGACCTGATTGGCAGCGTCCTGGCGTTTCTCAATGTGAGGGACGGACGGTCGGAAGTAACCCGTGCCCGTGGCGGCAGAGCCGGTGAAGTACTGAGCAAAGAACCCCGGAGAGCCTTTGGCCGGGGAGTTCTCAAACACACGGGTCCACCCGCTAAGGCTGGCCCCAGGCTTCAGGTCGTGCTTACCGACGTATTCCTGAACGAAGTACTTCAGCTGCCACTGGATGGAGTTGGGATCTTGTCCAGCCCGCAAGGCAGCAGCACGCGCCTTGTCGTAGGCAATGCGTCGCTCGCCTGTGTACTGGGAGAGACCCCGTCCAAGGCCAGCTCCCTTTTCGATAACATCAAGGCCTTTAAGGTTTGGTCTGCCGGTCTCGACGATCCAAGAGCCAATAAGGCCTGCTGCCTGTTGAGGTGTGAATTTAGGAAGCCTGCCACCACTCTCTTTAGAAGCTTGGCCGCTAGTCAGGTAGTTCCAAGCGGTTTCAAGTTCTGCTGATCTGGTGACAGCAAAGTAGTTACGAGGTGCCATGGGGTAGCTATAAAAAGAGCCCCCTAGAAGCCCCCTGGAGAGGCCCCTAGAGGGCAGAAGGATGGGAGACACCAAAGAGGCAATCAACAGGCCTCGTAGGGCCTTGTAGATGCCTCTAACGGTTAACTACGCCTTGACCGAAGTAGCCAGACCAATCGAGCTAGAGGTCACAGCATTGCCACGGGCAACACAGGAGCTCAGAATGTCCAGGGCATCGTCCACACGGTTAGCCGTGGTCAGGGCAGCCAGAGCAGCAACAGCAGTTGCATCAAGCTTGGTTTTGGCGTCGGACTCAGCTTTGCAGGTAGAAAGGGCCGAAGCGGGTTTAACAGTGGCAGTAAAAACTTGAGCAGTCATTGTTAAGCAGTTTGGTAGTACAGAAATTCTTGGACCGTCATAGATCCTTTGGCCTGGTTACAAGAACGACAGGCGGTTACACAATTAGTAGCTGATGTCTCACCCCCCTTGCTGCGGGGGCGGACATGATCAATCGTCAAATTGGCGGTGGAACCGCAATAAACGCAGCGATTGTTATCCCGAAGCTTGATCTCATCTCTCCACATTCGCTTGGCATCAGAGCTGCGAAACGTGAGGAGTTCATGCATGAGGCTTCGGGGAGTGTCCATCGGTGGCTCATTACTTCAGGGTTGATTTACCGTTCTTTCCATTGCGAGAGCGGTTCTTAGAAGGGGACTCCAACACAAGGCGTCCGCTCTTCGTATGGCTCAAATCTTTGCCACCCTTTCCGGCAATTCCACGGCGGCGACGTTCCGTCCAGCGTTCCTCAGACTTCTGCTTAACGCCGGGCTTCTTGTTGTATTTACGCTGGTAAGCGTTCTTCTTAGCCCTTAGCTTTGGGTTCTTCTTGTAAGGGTTGTAAGCCATTAGATGTGCTCCTGAACTTCCTCGAAAGTCAGCTCAGGAATCAGACCAGCCAGGCTGGCCAACGGCGAACCATCGACAGCAACACCAGTCACATCATTGGCCTTGAGCCAATCACAGGCGGCTCGGAGATCAGCCGTAGAGGCCTCCCCGGTCTTAATCCTGGTGATCAGTTCCTTCGTCAAAAGAGCATGAAGCTCATCAAAGGCTTCTTCACCTGCTCGCTTAGTCATGTTGACTCCTAGTTATGCTTGAATACGATTTGATCAAGCTTGTTCTCAATGCGAACCATGTGGTCTTCCATCTTGGCCAACGCATGGGATAGCTCTTCCTTTGGCACGTAGCGTTCAGCCATACGAAGCTCCATACGATCCATGCGTTTGTCGACTTCCATGATTCGATTGTTCAATCGTGTGTTGATGGCAAAGAGGCCTGTGAGTCCCGCAATAGCGGCCGAAATTACAGCTTCGATCATTTGGGTTCCTTGGGCCTAAAAGTCATGAACCACCCGGTTCCATTCCCTTCAACAGCCCAACGCCGAATCCAGTTTGTCCAGGTATAACGGACCTCACATCCACCAGATCCACGGGTGACATAGCCACCAGCAACATTGTTCATCTCCCCGTAGGGGTCATGAAAGATGCCATTGATGCCATCATCACCAATCAAAAGCATCCAGTGACCCCCACCACGTGGAGCTGACACAGGGCCTTTATGAAGCACACCAGTGGCGACTGGAAAGCCTTGCTTTAACTCTGATAGCAGAGCAGTACGAGTTCCATTTTGATAGAAACTGGCATGGACACCGTAGTCGCTGCAGGCTTTAATGTGAGACGTGTATTGGGTTGTATCCCCGTATTTTAAAACTGTTTTTAAATAGCTATCGTCAGCATTACTGCCCTTAAGCGCATCCTGCCTGAGATATTTGATGGCCATAGCACACGTTGAGCTAAAGCACATCCGATCTCCATGCTCAGTGGCACTGTCGGTCTGTAAGTAATACTGCTTGACTGGAAGCAGTATCATTGACTCAGCCTTTAAGAATGTCCTTCAGTTTTTGAAGCTTGTCGTCTTCCTTGCGGACCACCTTGAGGTAAGCCACCAAAGACAGGACAATTTGGACGATGCTGTTATCTTTGAGCTTGCTAGCGCCAATGATTTCAGAGCCCAAGAAAAGGGCAAAGAAAACGAGGGTCTCATAAGAGACCTTCAAACCAAGAAAGGTAAGCATGATTAGTGAGAGATATGGTTAAAAGCGCACCGATCTAATTCAGCTACTCTTGACAAGACCTCTCGATGAGATACGCAAGAAGATTGCTTAGGCTTCGACCTTCTTGGTCGGAACGCTTAATGAGTTTTTGATGCAAGGCCCAGCTCATCGTGATGGTCACGCGCTGGGAGTTGCGTCGAAAGTGGGGCACAAAGTCCGCAGAGCTTGCCCCACCTAATTGTGGCTGATTTAATTGGGTCATCATCCTGTGTACGCAGGGTGGTCACGGGGTCGGCTGTTGACGCAGCGCGGCCCCACCATTACCTAGCACAGAACGGGGCGGATAGCTACCTAGACACCCCGAAAGCGGGAGGGTTGTTTGGTAGGTGATCGGGTAGTTGCTCTTGGACAGGGCGGGTGATTGGCTTGTATGAAAGCAGATCCCGCAGCTGCTCTTTGCGCTGCTCGATGCGTTCCCGGCGCTCAGGGCTGAAATCCTTGGTGAGTTCAGAGAAGGCGCGGGTCATCGGTAGTGAAGGGGGCTACTTGGTGAATTCAGCAAAGATCTTGGCACGAATATCACTGCAGATCTCTACTTGACGGCTTTCGGATAAACCGCAAGCGATCGTGGGGTCGTAAGGCAAGTAGTTGTGAAGGGCTAGCCAGACAACCCTGATTTCATCTTTAGTGAGATCCATATGAACTAGAGGGTTGGACTACTCCAGCCCAAGAGCAGCCTTAATCTCCTCAGGGCTTTGAGCTGCATCAATTTCACCTTGAATAACAGCGTATTTATTGCGGATCTCTTGACGTTTGGCCTCTGCGTCAGCGGTATCTTTGCCAGGAATCTGCTTCATGATCACTTCGTCGTAGGGCTTGAACTCCTCAGCGCGTTGCTGGCGGCGACGGTCGTGGCCAATAGCCTTGGCCTTGTCCATGTTGATGGTGATCATTGGGCTGCCTCCTTGGCGGCGAAGTAAGCGTCGGCACCAATGCCGTAGCCGTCAGGGTTGCTGAAGTCAGCCTCCCAGGCTTCGCGGAAGGTGCGGTCGCTGGGGATGTCAGTGAGATCAGAAAACAGGTAAGGGACGCCTGCAGGAACGTCCTTCTGGGCAACGTCCTCGATGGGGAGTTCGCCGGTGGGGATGATGATGGAGACTCCGCCGGTCTCGTTTTGGAAGATGATTCGTTTCATGATGGGTTAGCGGAAAACAGAAGTGCAGACGTAATCACGATCTTTGGCAATACCATTGCTTGCTGTTATGCAAAGTCGATAAGAACTTGTTGTGGGATTCTCCTTAACGTTAGCTGTTCTGTTGTAAAATACACAGGGTGAATCTGGGCCGTCTGCTGGGCTACTCTGGGTAGTGACATGCGCGCCATAATTGGCGTCCGACATTGCCGTAGAAAGGTTCACATAATAGTCCCCCACCCCGTTATCCGTAATACTGCTCACGTTGCCACTTGCTCTAATCGCCACAGTCCCAGTGCCGTTGAAGTTCACCCAGGCGCGTGCTGCGTAAGACGGAGCCGAACCAGAAGCGGTTGACAGCGCAGCTGCTGTACCCGAAACATTGATGCCCCAGGTGCCGCCTGCGTTGGATTGGACTGCGCTTGCTAGGTGAGAAATGCTGGCCTTTCGGGCGTAATTATCAGAGCCATTGGTAACAAGAATTTGGCTAACCCCCGGGTTTTCGTTGTTTGTGGATGCCTGGTTTAAGTGCTGCACAAACAAGTAGCGACCGTAAATGTCGCCATTGCCATCCCGGTAGACAATCGTGTTTCCTGTCGCAGAGGTCGTTGGGTTATTAAATCCGCTGATCGAACCTGCGGTGCCAGTGACGTTGATGCCCCAGGTGCCAGATGCGTTAGCACCTGTCGCAGAAGGCGCTCCCACGCTGTTGTAGGAGACAGTCAAAGCGCCGGAACCATTAAAGGTGCTGCCAGATGCGCCACCAGCGCCACCGTTGTTGAAGGTGACGGAACTCAGGCTGCCGCCCAGCGTCACGCCACTAATAGTGTTGGCCGCCAGCTTGCTGACTGCAATCCCGGCCGTAGCGCTGATGTCACCATTCACGATGGTGCCGTCAGCAATCATGGCTGATGTCACCGTGCCAGTATCGGCTGCGGTAATTGCGGTGCCGCTGATTTTGGCCTTGTCAATGCTACCTGCCAACATTGTGTTGGTTACTGAGCCAGTGTCGGCTGCAGTTATTGCGGTGCCATTGATTTTTGTCTTGTCTATTGCCGCAGAAGCATTAATATCAGCGTTGACCAAGGTGCCATCAGCAATCATTGTGCTGGTGACGGTTCCAATGTCAGTGGCGGTAATAGCAGTTCCGGTTATCTTGGTCTTGTCAATGCTTCCCACCAGCATCGTGTTGGTCACCGTGCCGGTATCGCCAACAGTGACGACGTTCGACCCACCCTTAGTCAGGGCACCAGGAATATTTACATTGCCTGCAGCACTAATGGAGATCCTTTCCGTACCACCAGTCGTAAAGGACAGCTGATCAGCACCAGCGCTAAACACTCCCGTATTGGGATCACCAGAGATGAACAGAGACGGCAACGCAGCCGTACCTGCTGTGATTCCAAGAGGACCAGTAAGGGTATCGCCAGACTTACTGACAAGGTTGCCAGTAGCGGTTACACCACCCTGCCAAGCAGTACCGTTAAAGACACGCAGCTCATTGTTAGTGGTGTTGAAGACTAGATCACCAGTATCGAGGCTAGTGGTCGGATCAGTAGAGGAAACACGGTAACGAGCTGCAAAGTCATTAACCGTGTTCAGGTTACTGGCAACGCTGTTCACGTTGGCAATCGAACCACCAACGTTGTTTACATTGTCAATACTACCTGCAACGGTATTGACGTTGGCAGCATTTGAAGCAACTGCAGTGACGTTGGCACTGTTTGTAGCAACAGTAGTGACATCAGAGCTGATGCCAGCCACAGTCGTCACCTCCGTAGCCTTAGGAACAAGACGATGGAAGGTGTACGTGTGAAGCGTCGAGGTGGTCTCAACAAGCACCCCAAAGCCAGCCGCAAGCACTGTAGAACCGCAACCGTTGATGGTGACGGTATTGGTGCCAGCACCATTAGCAATGGTCACAATCCCTGAGGAGGGAGTCCTAGAGGTGCTGATCTCCTTGATGCTGATGATCGTCCCAGCCCCATCCGGGTTGTTGATGTCCGGGTTGGTAAGGGGGAAGCTGGTCTCGTTGGCAATGGGGACAAAGCCGCCCACGTCATCGACAAGATCAATGATCCGTGCATCGATGGCAGCCGTAGAGGCAATCCTGGAGTCGCTAGACGACCACGTATCGCCACTGAAGATGGTTTCGGTGCTGTCCTGACGGAAGTACCGAGCATCAGAAGCAGAAGTGGTAAAGAAGCTGGTGTCGTTGGGGGTCAAAGCTGAGTGCTCAGCATTGGTGACCACCGTCCCATCAGTCAGCTTCGTCGTAGAGATCACACCATCAGCAATCTTGGCTGCAGTAACCGCGCTATCAGCGATCTTTGCGGTAGTGACATTGCTGTCAGCGATCTTTGCTGTGGTGACGTTGGAATCGGCAATCTTTGCCGTTGTCACATTACTGTCTGCGATCTTTGCAGTTGTGACATTGGCATCAAGGATCTTTGCAGTTGTGACATTACCGTCTGCAATCTTGGCAGTGGTAACGTTGCTATCGGCGATCTTGGCAGTGGTTACGTTTGCGTCGAGGATCTTTGCAGTGATAACTGCATCAGCAGCAATATCAGCAGCAACAATTGTGCCGTCAGCAATCTTTGCACTGGTTATGGCAGAATCTGCAACCTTAGCAGTAGTTACATTGGCATCAGCAATCTTAGCCGTTGTAATATTTGCATCAGCAATCTTGGCTGTGGTGATTTGACTGTCGCCTATGTCAACAGTTGCAATCGTTCCATCTGCAATCTTGGCAGAGGTAATAGCTCCATCGGCCAGATCACCTGTAACAATGGTGCCATCAGCAATTTTAGCTGAAGTTACCGCTCCAGAATCAAGCTTAGCAGTAGTAACTGCTGAATCATTGATTTTTGCAGTAGTAACGGCAGAATTAGCCACCATTGCGGTGGAGACAGTACCTGTGTCACCAGTGCTGACAAGCGTGCCAGAAACATTAGGCAGGCTTAAGGTGCGATCTGCTGTTGGATCACCGCCATTAAGGGTGGTCTCGAATGCATCATCTGTCGTTCCTTCAAAAACAATGCCTTTACCAGCCGCAAAACCAAGATTACCGGACATGGTAGCGCCGGTGGCGTCCACAAACCGAGCCTTAACTTCTTGGTTAATGAAAGAAGACTGAGTAAAGTTATCGTTTAGGTCCTTTGCCCTGACGGTGGAACCTGGATAGAACGTAGCCGGCAAGGCTGAATCGTCGGTGTCACGGTAAATACGAATTGCAGTACCGTTTGTGGGGGCAGCATTAAACTGTACGGTAGTCGCATTGGCGAGAGAGTATGCAGTTGTAATTACCCCATCAAGTTGAACCTTGATGTCTGTGGCCTTGAGGTATGGAAAAGTAAAAGAGTAGAGAACGGTTGAGCCGTTCCCTACATAGTTATTTTCAGTAAGCGCCATTGCTATTTAGGCATGTTTACGATTCGATCTAAGTCGATGGTGCTTGAGTCGACCTGCGGCCTGCGTTGTGAATCCCGAAGGATTTGATTCTCACGGATCTCCCCTTGCAGCTCAGGGAACTCTCGCTTCACTTGCTCAACAGCAGCATCACGATGACGCTCAATAATGCGAACAATCTCGCTGTAGAAGGGCTCATTCTCTTTAACAACACGATCCCCTGCAGCAAGTCGGGCCCTAAAGTCCTTAACTGCAGTGGAGAAGGACGGCTGTTTAATCCAATGTTCAAGCTCTTTATGGAGAGTACTATTCCCCATTATCTGTTGCATGCGGGAACGTTGTTCCCTGTCAAGCTTGACCTTGGATACCGTCTTCGAGATCACCGTATTGTCAAACTCAATATCTTCTAACGCATCGCGCACGATGTCTTTCTTCCTAGTACGGATAGCAATGGGGTTAATGGCATTGAATCCAGCATTGGGGTTAGGCACCAAGCTTCCATCGAGCCAGTCGTACATAGGAGCTCCGACCTTGGCCAAACCACCACTTGCACGGAACAGAGAACGGTCTAAGACCTCGTTGTATTCCTGCATGTAGGGGGTCAGCATGTTCGCAAACGTCGAGCGAACACCAGCCAAGGGAATGAAGTTATTGATAGTGTCTACAGGAACCTGCTTCAAGGTCTCAATACCTTGCCAGCCAGGGGTAAGGATGCGACCAAGAGGCACAACACCCTGCATGTAGCTCTTATTAGTAAAGTTTGCAGCAACTGCATAAGTCAGATAGCCGGCCAGATAGCCTGCACGGTCCTCAGAGAGTCGACCACGCTGGGTCATGTCATAGAGGTCAGCCACAGAGCTCAGCAGCCAGCCAAAAGGCTCGATACGGCTGTAATCAATCCATTTATCACCAACTCGGATAGACCGAGCCGGGTGCTGCTTCAGCCAAAGCTTGCGCTCCTCGGGATCCGGTGGGCCATTACCCGTGATCATGCCGTTATGAGCAGATAGAGCCGCTCCAAGCACCAAGACGGTGCCCCAAGCCTGCCTACCACGCATCACAGCCTTGGCATATTCATCCTCACCGGCCATAACAGCCTTATATTCATCCAAGTACTTGCCAAGAACAGGAACATGAGTCCCTGCATAGACCAAGATGTTATGACCTGTCTTCACAAATGGGAAGAAGATCTTCATCACAGGTACTGAGTTAACAAAGTTCCCGAATGACTTAGCCATACCCTCCAGTTCTGCCTGGAAGGTCACATCCTTAGCGACATCGAGAAGCTCATCATCGAGGATGCGTCCAGTATCAGGGTCAAAGGTACGGTCGTAGCTTGCCTTGTAAAGGCGCTCGAAGACCTCCTTAACAGGATCATCAGTTCCAGCAGACTCTTCGATAGCCTTCATCATGGTCCTGGAGTTGTACTCCATACGAGAGACCATGGTCTTGAAGAACTCGTCACCACCCGTCAACAACTTGCTAGGCCAGTTGAACAGCGGGAAGTTAGCGATGTTGTTCATCATATCGATGAGGCCAACACCTGCCTTAAAGCCCATGTCATCAGAAATCTCAGCCGACTTGCGGAGGATCTGAAGCTGCAGGTCGGCCTGAGTGGCCTCAATAAAGCCCTTATCACCCTCATTGACAGCCCCATCCTTCATGGAGCGCCAAGCAATATCAAAGGCGTCCTGGATGGTCTGAGAGAAGTTGTAGAACGATGCTGCAGCAGCTTTCTTAGCGGAGGCATTGCCACCAGTTGCAGCAGCGATGGGACGATAGATGGTGTTGACCATCCCACTCACAATGTTGGTGAGTTGGGTCTTGGGGCCAGCAAGCAGGGAGTTGTAAAAGATCGACAGACCTTTGCCAACAATGAGCTTGTCCATCCACTTACCAAGGCTTGCCATCTTGGACACATCACCTTCAGCAAGCACCAGGGCGTTCAGCAGCCGGTAGCCGGCCTGACGAGCTTCAGGGTCAGCCTCAGCCATGCGACGAACAATGCCATCGAGCTGTTGGTCAACATTCCTGATCTCACGGGCAAGCTGTTCAGGAGTCAGAGTCCTGACGGGTATGGAGATCGTTCCGCCCAGCAGGGGGATGGGGATCTGATAAGCCCTCAGCATGTTGCCGTAGACATTGGCGCTGACCTTGTGGACACGCATCAGGGCCTTGAGATTGTCTGCAAGACGGCTAAATGCAGGAATTGCATCGACGTTGTTGTCGATCATCGTCATGAGCGGGCCAGCAGTCTCATACATCTGGTTAGCCAGCTCCTGCATCAGACCACGCACCTGAACAATGCCAGCTCGGGACAAGAGAACATCGTTGCCGACCTGCTGAGTGAGGAGCTGCGACATATCAACGTCGAAGTTCTCACCAAGAGCATCTTGCATGCCACGCCAGGCATCCATGACGATCTCCTCTTCACTCATGCGGGAGATATCAGAAAGCTCCTCCAAATCAATCGGGTTTTGCTGCACCATGCGGCGCAGAAGATTGCCGGCACCATCAGAGGTAGCAGCAGCAATCTGACGGATCTGAGCCTGGGTTACAGTCCGACGCGAGGCGCGACGACCATTCAGAAGGCTCTGGGTGTTCAGCTGATCAGCAAGGGCCTCAGTGGGCGTAACAAGCCTCGGCTCAACAGGAACGCCATACGTGGAAGCAAGGTGCTGCCCCATGGTGTCCCTAAGATTATCTGAGCCATAGGTATTGATTTGACGCAGCCCTTGAGTTTCGAAGATCTCAGGCTGGTCAAATAAACGGCCAAGTGCAATTGCCTCCTGCTCATCAGCGATCAAACGCACAGGCCTGATATAGATCTCGCCATCACGAATACCCATCTCCAAGGCGGTATCAGTACGAGAGAAGATGTCGGAATGACGAGCAAAGAAAGAACTAATAGCTTCATCACTGTCATCAAAAAGCTCGACACCATCTATGAAGACTGCGTATCCCTGGGAAACTGGGGTTCTGGTAACAGGATCGTAGATAAACCTCGATCCAGGGGAATCCATAAGAGAGTCAAAGAGCGACTGAAGATCCGTCGATAATTGACTGACGTCACGAGTACCAGGGGTAAATAGCTCTGGAGTAACAGCAGCTACATCATCCCAAGTAACAGGAATACCGCTTGCAGCCTGTCGGGACAAACGCCCAATGCCAACAGCACGAGATGGAGTGTTGTTAGGGCTCTGACTAAGGATTTGATTGGCTACTTCATATGGATTACGTTGAGCCTGGATTTGCCGATAAAGATCCTCAGGGTTTGCAAAGCTTCCGTGGTAATACTCATTAGGATCAAGCTCAACACGCAAAGGCTCCAAAAAGCGACCACTACCAGTAGGCTCAAAGCGAACTACAGCGTACTGCTTCCAGAAACCCTCATTGTCTGGGAATCCCTTACTGAATCCCATCCGGCGATAGATGCGCTCACGGATTCGATCATCAGGATCAATGGCTCCACGACGAAGCTGAGCATCGCTAGTTCCTCTACCATAAGCATTGGAGGCAGGTACGTTGGTGACAACAGTACCTGGGGAAAGCTCATCCCTTACAAGTCGATTCCACCAAGAAACGATACGCTTACCGTAAGCTCCGATATCACCGCCAGAAACGCTAAATTCGACTTCAACAGCTCTAACGTCAGTGAGCAAGCCATTGGGAATAGGCTGCTTGACAAAGGAGAAGCGAACATCAGTGCCATTTGGCAAGGTGATAGTTCTGAACGCTCGGCTAGTTCTTTCAAGCTGCGCTTCAACGCCAAGATCAGTTAGTCGAACAGTGCTGATAGGTTGGCGGTCAAACCAGTAGAGCTGCTGGTTGGCTGGAAGACGACGGATTTCATTGACGCTGGAATTCAGATCCGGTACTTTGCCGGCAAGCTGCTGAGCAGTTGCATTGCGAAGCGCATAGGCTTCATCAGCATTAGCAAGAAGTTGATTAGACGGGCGAAGCTCCCCAGTAAGGTCTAAGACGTAATGGCTAAGGCGTGGGCCATTAAGAGCAGCTTCTTCGGGGGAAATAGCATTTTGTGGGTCCCACCCACTAGCTCGCAGCTGTGCGTAGTCAGGAGCTGACGTACCAATTTCCCTGTAACTAGCAATACTCAGAATGTTCCTGACTTCACCACCGACAACAGAGCCTGGGGTGTAAAGGCTGAAATGAGTAACTCCCTCGTCACGAGCCCTTGCTATAAAGTCGACAAACTCTGAAGGTGTTGCAGCTGGATCAATGACAATGCCATGCAGTCCACCCTGACCATCAAGAACACCAGTGATGTTGTCCGTGGTTACGGGACGGCCAGAAGCCAGAACCTCTTCACTGACAGGCTCAATGCGCCAGCTCCTGGATGGGTGATGAGTTTGGTTGTAACTCACCGTATCCAGATATTGCTGGGCATTCATATGACCAGACTGAGCATTAGGGATGGAGTCCTTTAGGGTCTCCTGTAGCTCATTGATGCCTTCAGCAACAGCTTCGTCTTGGGTCTTACCAGCCTTGGTGGCAGCAGCTACAGCTCTACGACCAGCCAGAAGAGCCTCTACACCATCAGCGGCAAAGCTGAAGGGGAGGGCAATTAAGTTGCCTTCAAGGACACTCTTCGCCGCAAGACTTGCACCTGTATCATTCTCGTCAATAGCAAGAGGGGTCGCCCAATTAGGGAGCCCTGCCTCACGGAGGGTGTTGGAGAGGTTTCCCTCACCCCGCAATGCCATAGCCAGATCAGCTGGAGCATTACGAACAGCTCCATAGCCGGCAGACTTCAGCAGAACACCGGTCTTTCCAAGTACTCCAGGTGCAGATGCAAGCTTGGGTCCAATACCTCGAAGAGCACCAAATCCTCCAGTGGGGGCAGCAAGAAGAACAAACTCAAGGAGGTCCTGGGCAACCTTGCCAACCGGAGTCTTGGCACCTACTTCATCTCGACCCAGATCCCACTTGGCCCACTCATACTTATTCGAGAAAATGTTGTCCTTATCGGCGATCTGCGTAGCAGGGCCACCAATGGTTGGGAACTGACGGAATGGATTGAGGGTTTGTAGAGCGTCTCCAACAAGCTCAGCTGTGTTCAGCGTGCTCTCAGCAGCACCACGAATGGCACCACGTACAGCACGGACTGGCTCTGGCTGAGCCTCGGTGAGGGCCTTGTTTGTGGCCTGAGTCTTCTGCTGAGCCTTAAGTCGTTGCTGCTGCCGTTCCTTAGCGATCTGATCAGGGGTCTTCTTGTCACCCTGAAGGTTGTCAATTAGATCAGCCCCAGGAATAAGTACATTTTGCTCTAGGAACTTGCCAACGGAGTCCAGGCCAGTGTTAGGGTTGTAGCCAAAGAGACCATTAACAGTCTGTCGTTGTTGCCTTGGAGCAACAGGAGACTGAGCAGTTTGAGTTTGCTGTGGTTGCTGAGCTACAACTGCTTGTTCGTTGTCCTTGGTTAACGCATCCTCAAGATTGGCCCCACTAAGGCCAGGTGTTTGCTGAGGTTTATTAGCGTCAAATAACTGATCAATGTAATCGGGCATTTCTCAAAAGAAAGATCCCGAAGTCGCAACCTCGGGGTGATTAGATACGTCCGTATTTCTCGAGACTTTTTGCATATGCATACCGAGCGCCCTCATGGCCGTAACCCCAGTAGTGATAAGAGGCTCGCCTCAGATCGTTCTCTGACGAGTTAGGGTTCATAAAGACTCGGTAAGCAGCTTTGTAGGACCGCTTCATTTCCATCACCATGTACTGAAGCTGTTCAATCTCAGTGATGGATTTGATGTTTCTACCGAAGTAGCGTTCAATGTTTCTAATGCGTCCTTGGTTCCAAGAGATCAGACCACCATTGCGGCCAGATCCATCGTCCATAGGGCTATACCATTCACGACGGCCGGTAAAACCGCTTTCCTGTTGGATGTTGCCAGCAAGGTAGGCAGCAGACTTCTTAGGAAAGCCAACAGCACGTAGAAGGCGCATGCCGTGGGAAGCGTCCCGCACATCACCATCACCACCAGGCATCAGAGCCTGCCCATCGGGAGACTCCTTAAGCGCAGCAATGCCAGGGAGGCCATAAGCCTTAAGCTGCTGATCAACAAAGGCTTGGGAGCTCAGCCCAAACTTCTTGGCAATCAAACGGGTGTTGTTCGAGGCATCACGTCCAGCAAGGACAGCACGCACATCGGACTTCAGAGCTTCATAACTAATGAAGCGGTCTCTACCTACCTTAACTTGTCCTAGTGGAATCGAAATCTTAGGGCCAAAGAGTTTTTCAGCAGGCAAAGAAGAGAAGTCGTAGTAGCCACCACGATTGGCCTTAATCAAGTTCCTGGTGGGATTCAAGTCACCAGAGAAGTGCCAGCCTGCCCTGGGATCGGGCTTGAGCTGATACTGAGGCTGTTTGATGAGCACAGCAGACTTTTGCTCTACCAACTTGGAAAGGGCTGCCTTGTCATTGGCCAGGTTGGGATTAACAGCAATCTCCATCATCACCGATTGCTTCAACTCATCCATGAAGAGTTGGTGACGTGAAATGAGTTGAAGTTTGAGGTCTTGGGTAAGCGCCGTAGATGGTGCATTACCCTGCATGGCTGCCTTGTAGCTAGCACTTAAGCTATTGAGGAATTTACTAACCTCTTTATCGGCTTCAGCTGCGGGACCACGTTTGGTATAACGCTTGTACTCATCAGGAGAGATGACTCCCTGCTTCATCATGGAGTCAAGCTGACCCTGATCAATAGTTCCACCTCTGGAGCGAATGTCCTCAAGCTCTAGGGCCTTGGTGGGGTCGTAATTGAAACCCTTCTCAAGAAGACTTTGTGCTTCCTTGATAGCAGCGTCAGTGCCAATAGCAAACAAGGATTCAATGGCCTTACGTCGAGCTCCAGGGACAGTTGGGTTTTCCATGTAGTCACGGATAACCTCACCAACCTGGACCTTCTCTTCAGCCTCTCTCAGGTTGTAGTCCTGAATCTTCTGCTGACGAAGCTGCCGGCGATACTTATCAAAGACATCGTCGTACTCCTTGCCAAGACGGGTTCCTTTGTTTCCTGGAACTTTCTCAACATTAGCAAGTTGCTCAATAAAAGCAGAGTTACCTTGGTCGACAGCATTCTGGAGCATGTCTTCCAGAGCAGCACGATTACCGCCTCTGGGATTATCGTTGTAGCCAACGTTCCCTTGAAGGTAGCGAGCTGATCCTTTATCCCAGATTTCCTGGACACTTACTCCCTGCTCAGTCCCGTGAGCATCAACAAGGGTAGAGACAAAAGCCTTAGCATCGGCAAGGTTTTCGTCCTTCTCAAACTTGATGGTCTGAGTGACCTGTTGAAGAATAAAGTTCTGCCCTGTACCAGCCATCGAGCGGGCCAGGCGAAGCTTGTCAGCATGGGAAGCGCCATACATCCCGGTCTGTCGGAAGAACAGACGGTTGGCTTCAAGTAGATAAGCCTGAGTCTCTGCAGGTGTCTTGGGAAGCTTGTCCGCAGGGGTAGCATTCCGAAACTCAGTAAGGAAAGCCGGGTAAGCAGCGATAGCCGCAAAGGTGTTGTTCTCAGCGCCTTTCAGGGACTGATAGACAGTGGTCTGCTGAAGAGCATGAGCGACGCCCTGGTTCTCAAGTCCACCAGCCTTGGTGAGCTCTGTAGCAACCTCAGTGGTCCCCTTAGAATCAGCTTTGATAGCAGTTTGCTTCTCAGCTTCTTGCTGTTGCTGTTCAGGAGTAAGCTGGATGTTAGGATCCAAGCCCAGTCCAACACCTTCAAGTTCAAGAACTTCGGCTTTATAAGTTGCTGCAGCCTCGTTAACAGTCCCATAGGTCTTTGCTGCTAGCCCTGAGAGCTGCATCAAAGAGTTCATGGTCTGAGTAGTGCTCGTAGACTGGGAGCTCTGGAGGGTAATGTTCCTGCTCCGATTAGCACTCTCTGCCTGGACATACATCTGATCCAGCTCGTACTGACGCTGTGCGCCACGAGCCAACATCTGAATGTCTTGTAGCTTTTGACGTGTCCTTTCTTGGATCTGATTGGACGGGTCGTATGCAGCTACAGGGTTAAACTCACGGGATCTGGCATGACTCTCGAAGAGATCGCCATAGTTTTGTTGTTCGTAGATCCTAGCCATTATGCTGCCCAGTTATAAGAGGGGATGCCAAGACCAAGGTTCTGACCAATACCAGTTGCATAGGGTGCAAACTGTGGAGCCTGGATAGGTGCAGAGACGCGAGAGAGAGCCTGGTTGTTAGCAGATTCGCTTTGGTTCTGTGCAGCGGCCATGCCAATGGTCATAGAGTCACCAGCACTACGGATGCTTGCGTTCTGCTCAGCCATAGCGCGACCAGCTGCCCGCTCTGAGTCCATAGCCAGAAGACCAACGGACTTACCAACGGCACCGGAACTCAGGACCTTGCCCATAGAACCGATCTGTTTGGCGTAAATATCAACGGACTTAAACGCTGCCTTTTGCTTTGCCTCAAGCATCTTCTGCTGCTCGGACACGTAGACCTTGTTGGCAGCTTCGTTGTTGTTGTAAATGTTGCGCTGGTACGCAAGCATTGAAGCCTGCTGAGCCTGGACATCACCAATGTGTTTGGTGACTTGCTGCTGCTTATCAAAATAGGCCTGACGTTGCTGGTTCTGAAAAGCAATGTTTTGCTGTTGGTAATTAACGTCAGCCTGATATTGATTCATTGCAGTCTGATACTGCATTTGTTGCTGCTGTTGGTAGATGCCTGCAGCTGTACTAGCAGCTGAGATAACAGAACCAACAATCGCAGCACCCAAGGAAGCAGCAGCACCAGTGCCTGAGGCAGCACCAGCTGCAATACCGATTGCTGCTAAGCACATAGTTTGACTATCTCCAAGTATGGAAGAAAATATGGTCTAGTATTAACTACTCTCAGAGCCTTAAAGCCGAGCATCCTTAGTAGCTTGTGGTGATAGTGGTTCCTTGCGTCTGCCAGGTTCCATAGAAGCTTGTAGTTCTGTTCGTGCTCTGAGAGCCACCTACGAGCCCCTCTAACAAAGGTCTGGGGTTTGTTATGTATGACAGGCGTACATAGAAGCCAAACGATGCCACAGGCGCTATTAGAGGGGTCTGGCGAGATGCCACCAACCCCTGCAATAGATCCATCTTCATCAAAGAAGGCTACGGACTCCCGACTGGTCTGAACGCAAGCAGGGAGGATTAAAGGTGAATGACCAAGACCTTCGATCTCACGCCTGTCTTCTTCTCGTAGGTTTAAACCAACTTGCAATGCATCGGCAAAGGTGGCTTTGCGGTAAAAAGCATTCATTAACGAAGAGCAGCAATACCACGCTTGTTGTAATGACCCTGCCAGCCATAGCTGGTTAGAGCGGCAGGCACAGGATCATCTGCATAGACAGAGACCAATGCATCCTTGCCTTGGCAGTAGATCGGACATTGCTGAGTAAAGACCTCTGCAATGGGAACTGAGTTAGCCCCATAAAGGTCTGCACGAGCAACATCAATATCAAAGGTAAAGTCGTCGTAACCAGATCGCTTAACGACAAGCTGATAACGACCTGAATAGTAAAGATCTAAATACAACGTCTCGACGATTGGGTTATCGATACGGTCAGCGCGATTCTGCTGAGTTACATAGAACGCAGGCAGATCTAGTCGCAGTCGATACTCCAGGCCAATGGCAAAATTGACGGCAGTTAATGCTTTATCAACGAGGATGTACTTGCCAGTAGCATCGGTGTTAATAGAAAGACGCAAGAACGTACCGGCCTCTACCCCGCTAGAAGCCATGAACACAGGCTGGTAGCCAGTGACAAAAGCACCTGCTGGGAAGTAGACCTTGTCCTGAGAGGTGCCACTGACAATGGTTGCATCAGCCTTATAGACAAGGTTATCCAGCCTAGGAACAAACTTTGAGAAAGCTGTCTGAACAGGAGCAGTATCTGGATCATCAATTAACTCCATGCTGGTTAGGCAATGGTTGGTCCCGTCATATTGAACGAGGTAATTGGTGTCGTTGTTGCAGCCAAACAGAACCACGTTCGCGGGGAACTGCCACTTGCCCCAACCAGCAATCTGGCGCTCATTACCGTTATTGTAGAACTTAAAGTTATACACATTCTTTGAGCCATCACCAAACAGCACCAAGCTATTGTTGGGGCTATTGGCTGACCAGGACAAGCCTGGGGGGATGTACTCAGGGATGATCCTGGTGTTCTCTGCCACCTGAGGGCGGTTGTCGACAGAGTCAACAGCCATCTCAAACACCTTGGAATAGGTATCGGCTTCCGTTGCAAACATCACACTCACACCCGTATTGATGGGGAGGGCGTTACTGCGATAGTTGTAGTTAGCAATCTCTGTCAGCTTGACGGTGCTTGGTCCGAAAGCAACTTCAGTAGTGGAGATCAGGAACTGAGCATTCTCGGCAAACAACAGCAGACCCTTAGAGGTGCCAATGGCATGTCGAAGGATGGCAGGCTGAGTCGAGGCAGCAGTCAGGTCAATAGGATCAGCATCACTAACAGTCAATGCAGACTGGACAAAGAAGTTGAAGTAATCGCCAGGCTGACTCATAATTACAGCATCTTCGCTGAGGAACCCAAGTCGGTTCGCATAGAAGAACATGCTGGAGATTGAGTTCCCAACAAAGCTGGGCTCAGGGTTGGTCTTTTCATCACCAACCTCTCGTCCAGCCCATCCACCAAAGGCGCTGCTGGAATCAAGTGGTTGAAGTTCAAAATTACCGTTAGCCAGTCGTACCAATGCGTGAGGCATGGTCGAGGGGTTTAGGTTTGTGGTGATGTTGGGAGCAACAGTTTCCTCCCACGAGCCCAAACCAGGAACACCCTCAACGTCAGGCGTGAACTTGACGTAGTAATCGTCAGAGTCAGTGTTATCCGTGTTCTTTACCAGAACAGTAAAATCAGGAAAGCACTGCTCAGGCAGTAAAGCAAAATCATTAGCAGTATTTTTGATGCCGACCATGGCATTGTTCGTGATACCGCCACGAACAGAGAGGTTGAAGCGACGTGTATCGGTACGCTTAATCCTCAGAACATTGCCGACATAGGAAGCAGAATAACCAGTGATGGCATTAATGGCATTCTGAAGGTTAGTCACAATGGTGGTGACTGTCAGAGTGCCAGAGGTGGCATCACTAGGGGTGGTATAGGTTGCTGTGCCATCACTCGCGTAGGTGTAGACGAATGTCTCTTCGGACACCCGCACAGTAAAGGTCTTACCCGCCTGGGTTACCTGAACCTCATCTCCAACACGCCAACCAACACCACCGTTCTTCAGGATGACGCTAACGGTGTAGCGGGATCTGTAAGCATTGGCTGCTGTATCAAGGTAAGCAGCACATTGATTGACGATCCTGAATTGGAGGCCAGTCTTAGCGCCGGAGGTAACCGAATGGTCCTGGGCAGAGTTCTGCGTACAAACACCACCATCAGCAACCTCATAGGAGCCTGGGGTGACTTCCAGCTTTGAAGCTGAATAGACCTTTACAGGAGAACCACCAGCGCCATCCTTGGACAGGTCAACGCTATAAGTAGTGTTGTAAGCAACGGAGTTGATGATCACCAGAGCCTCTTCAGGCTTGGCGGTGGTATCAACCTCGTTCATCGTGATCGCACGTTCTTTGTTTGCGATCAGGGTGTAGTCAGCCAGTGGGAGATAGGTAAGGCTATCTGGATCAGTAAAAGACAGGTATGCATCAGCACCTGGCTTAAGTGTGACGGTCTTCTCTACTCCAGTAGTTGCATCCCACACACGAACAACCAGACTTGGGTTGCGGTAGATGCAGACGATGTACTTCTCTGTGACATCGCGGAATACTGGAAACCACTTGGCCGTGGCTGGGATATTCGACGCCAGCTTTGCAATAAACTCAGTGGCAGGTCTTTTCTTACAACCAAATGTCGGATCAAGAAAAGCATTGACAGCTTCTCTTACTTGACCCGGCAGTTTGATGGGATCTGGTTGTTGACTTACACCACCAAGCAAATTGGGGATTGATTGAGAAACTGCTGCCATTGTTAGATGTTTCTACGTGGACGAGTTACGGCGTCATATGGGCGGAAATGAATCACACTGGTATCACCTGCAACGTCACTGAAGATGTTGTAGTCAGCTTGACGAGTTTCATACTCAAGACAAGCAGCTCTAGCAATGCTCTCTTCACGCTCCGAGTATTTGACAACTTCGGTCGAACCAACAGCACGACCAGCAAACAAGTTGGCGGCTCGAATGGCTACATACTGCTTGAACACCTCAGGCAGGTCCATGTAATCAAACGACCAAACTACATCCAGATAGAGCGTGTCTGAGAAGGTATAAGTGTGATTCTTCTTGTCGTAGAGCTTGCCACCTCGGATGACAATGTCACGCTCATCCCAAGGCACAAGGTCAAGAGCCAGAAGATTCGAGGGAACTACGATTTGACCGGTAACATCAGGAACAAACGGATAGTCCTGTTCGGTATTGAAATGCCACTGCTCAGTCTGTAGAGCATTTGTCACTTCATCGAGAATGCTTTCCGCCAGCTTAATTGCTGGGTTACTGGCGTCGATATTCGTGACTGGTGATTGGCCTACATTAGAAAGGACGATGTTAATAGCTGCTAACTTAGTAAGCTTTGCCATTTATTTCTAGGGAATGGTATGCCCCGAGGGACCCGAAGGTCCCAGGGGCCGTTATCAGGCCTTGGCTTGGATCGAGCCAGCCACGGA